TTATACTAATGTTTTTACTAATGGTGTTACAGCTAGTACTGGTTTAGGACGTCAACACAATAATATGCCCCCTTTTTATGTATTAGTCTATATAATGAAAACAACTGATTATGATTTTTGTTATAATTATATTCCATAATTTCACCATAAATATACATGGCTCAAAATTTTAGCATTATAATAGCCTTGTGATTTTCTTTTTTCTAAACTAATTGCTTCACCTCTTTTTTTGGTTCCAGAATGTCTATTAAAATAATTGCGCATTCGTTTTCTATCATTATGATTTTTATGCGAATAATATTTAAGCGGAGTTCTATCTTTATATTGTTGATAATCTGATGCTCCAAAATGTATTTTGCGTATTTTTTGGGTTGTCTTATTTTGGATATATGCTGTGTATTTTTTTCCAGGCGGTCCTTTTTCAAATTTTATGATTTTTTCTTTCATATTATAATATTTTTATATATAATAAATATTATAGTATTATAGTATAATAGTAATATAAAAAATGATAAATATACCTATTAAATACTTACCTCATCGTCTTAATTTGAAAGATAAAAAACTACAAATTAAACAATTAAAAGCATCGCGTAACGCATATAAAAAGAAGCGCTATTTAACACGAAAAAATGTTGACTCATATAAATCCAAAAAATCGGCTCATATAGCAAAAGCGCAAAAGTTGTATAAACTAAAAAATATAGCAATAAATTCTGACTTAGTAAATGCAACAGGTTGTTCTAAAAATGCCTTATTACAAATTGTTAAAAAGGGTCGCGGCGCATATTATTCTTCTGGGTCACGTCCAAATCAAAGCGCACATAGTTGGGGTTATGCACGCTTAGCAAGTGCTATTAGTGGAGGCAAAGCAGCGGCAATAGATTATAAAATATTGGAACGTGGTTGTTCATCAAATTCAAAGGCACTAAAATTAGCGCTTAAAGCGAAAAATAATAGGACACGAAAAGTTCCAAAAATTAAATTAGTATAAGCTATTGTTATAACCTATAACAAGTTATAATACATAGATTTAGCTATTATATAACAGCCCACCAAACCCATTTTGAAAAATTAATAAATTGTATTTTTCTTCCATTATATACAAATTATAATAATATTTATAAATGTTTGTAGGGTCTTTTGACGTTGCTATTATTGCGTTTGTTTCTGGGTCACAAATAGTTGTAAACTCCACATTACTGCTATCTATTGGTGGATTAGCAAAATTATTATATTCAAATTCGATCGTTTTAAATTTATTTGTATTAAACGCACCATTTGGTTGTAATTTATAAGGGTCTGTTGTTAAAGCAAAATTGTAATAATATAAACCAACTTTTGAATTAGATCCATTTGACTTATTATATTTTTCTATTCTGCTAAATACGCTACTATCAAATGTTTGTTCTCTATATTTGCCGTCACATATTATACCAAAATTTTTCATAATCTCACATACATTAGTTTGTTCATAAACAGTTGGACTATACCCCGTATAATAAATATTTTTGGAAATATCACCAATATTATAAGTAAAATGAGGACTATAATATATATAATATAAGTCTGGTGTTGTGACTTTTTTCAAATCATTTGGAATACTATTTTCATAAGGCCAATTAGTATAATTAGACCATTCATTGCGCTCCTCAACATCACTTCTTTGAAAATACCACATCCAACTACTAATTAATCCATTTGATTCTAATTTAATTTTATTAGTCTTAATAACTTCTTTAAAACTATATTCTTTGACCTCTTTAATTAAATAATTTTGACTATTTTTGGCAAACATTTCTCGCTCGGCATTATCAAGAAAACATTGAGTACATAGCAAATGTATATTACTATTTATTCTATTTGTCAAATTAATATAACTGTCTCCAGATATATCTCTGTATGGCGGCGGATTTATAAATCGATTAAATTGATATTCTGTTGTTGTTTGAAGTGGGTGTATTTGAGGAATATTATTATAGTTAGTTATTTTGTAAGTATTTACACTCATATCGTATAATACATCTTTAATAGTAAACAACTCTTCTAACGGTCGCAATTTAAAATCAATAACCAAATTACTGTATTGTAAGCATATTAATGGAAATGACATAAAAGACGACATTGTAAACCAGCTGTTAATTGGTATATATAAATTATATTCTCTTATAGATGGTTCAATCCCGCTAATATCAGTGTTTGTTCCATTTATATTAAATGCATTAGGATAATTGTTGTTTCGATTATTGAAATTAGCCGGATCATTTAGTTCACTAATATTTCCTGTCATAATATCAAATAACTCTTTTTTATGAGAATCAAAATCACGCTCAACAACATTTTGCAAATAAGTACCGCTAAATTTTTGAATAGTTATTCCATCAATCATTATTTTAACTTCTTCCATTAATTGACATCCAATATGCTTAATCCATTTAAATTCGTATGGTCTATAAACAGCACTAATATCTCTATATTTATTATAGTAGTAAACTGGGCTCCATATTGCTGGTAATTTTAGCACTAAATAAGTATCCATCAATAAGTCACCATACCGTCCTATTTTAAAACTGAAAGTTGTCGATTTTGAAACTTCCAATTCTTTTTGTCCGACTTGGTCTATCCTAAATTTTTGTAATCCAAAATTAGTATATTTTGAATATGTGGATTTAAAGAAACTTTTAGTAGGATTACCTGTCAACATAACATTTTGGTCGCCAATAGCTATTAAGTTTAATAGTCCACCCGCCATAGTCTAATAATTTATATACTATAATAATTTTATACTAATATTAAAGTAATTAGTTAATTAGTTAATTAGTTAAATTAGTTAATTAATAAACTACTAAAGTATTTTAGTTAAAATTAAATGTTTTAATATATAAATATGGAGGAAAAAGATAAAAAAGGTAGTTTTTTTAAAGAGTTCAACAAGTTTTTTAAAGATTATTTTGGAAGTGACTCTAACAATAGTACTCCATCACTATATTTGTATATGACAATTAGTATTGTAATTTTAATATTGTTAATATTATTTGGTTGGATATATGATAGATTAGCATTAGAACAACGAACATGTGATAAATTAGAGAAATATTATAGGTCTAATATTGGAAAATCCTATTTTACAAGTGCTAATACTGTAGAAGCAAGTAGCGCAACGGATCTAACTACAACTAAATTTGATATATCTAATTCAATATTTAAAAATTATTATGTTAAAAGTGCTTATAATTGTTGTTGTGGTGATGGCTATAAAAATAATTTTGTTAATTTATGTGCTTTAGAAAAAACGATTTCTAATGGATGTCGATTTTTAGATTTTGAAATTTATTCATATAATAATAAACCAATAGTAGCTTCCTCCACTGCAAATAGCAACTTTATAAAAGAAACATATAACTCTTTAGATTTAGGTGATGTATTAAGTAGTGTTACAACACGAGCGTTTGATGCTATTCATACCAATTGTAGTCGCGATCCTTTGATTTTAAATTTTCGGGTTATGAGCACAAATTTGACAATGTTAGAAAAATTGGGTGCACTATTTGAACAATACTTAGATCTAGCTACTTCGGATAGTAACACTTTTCGCATAATGAAACAACATAATTATACGAATGGATCAATATTAAATGTCCAAATGAGAGATCTATATAAAACAATTATTGTTATATGTGATTTTTATCCATCAAATAATATAATAGAAACAAATAATGTATTAGCAAAATTGAAAACATATATTAATTTAAAGGGAAAAAGTGAATATTGTAAAACCTATAGATATACTGAAATTGCGGGAAAAACAGCTCAGTTCATAGATGAAACAAAAAGAAGTTTTGCTATTGTATTGCCTAATTTGAATAATTCTGTAAATAACAATGAGTTTGCGTCAGCATATGGTTTCGGTTGTAATGCTATAGCTATGAAATATCAAACCAAAGACGCAAATTTAGAAAGTTATATAGCACAATTTACAAATAAAGGAAACTATTCGTGGATTTTAAAACCTAATCATTTGATTGCGAATGTTCCAAGTAGTTTTCCTATTATTCCTTTTACAAGTCATACACCAATAGCAGATGCAGATCTTGATAGTACGTTACAAGCTCGTTTATCACAGGATTAATATAGAATAGAATTTTCTATTTTCTATTTTCTATTTTATGGAAAAATATTATAATAACACATTATATTATATAATATATTATATAATTTATTATGAAATCTTTTGAAGAAAAAGAATTAAAAATATTACGAAATGCTATTGATAGCGCTACTTATGAAGTAGGGAAAAAATTAGTTCAATCTGATACTATAAAAAAAATAATAGAAATATTAGAAGACTTTTTAAGAACACATAATACCCTATGTTATGGTGGTACAGCTGTAAATAATATATTACCAGAACAAGACCGATTTTATAACAAAGATATTGAAATACCTGACTATGATTTTTTTACGCCATTAGCAATGGAATATGCGACAAAGTTAACAAATATATATTATAAAGCTGGTTATGAGGAAGTAGAGGCAAAATCATCAGTTCACGCTGGAACATATAAAGTGTTTGTTAATTTTATTCCTATTGCTGACATAACCTATTTAGACAAAACATTGTTCAAAAACTTATTCAAAAAAGCTATTAAAATAAATGCTATAAATTATTGCCCTCCTAACTATTTGCGTATGGCTATGTATGTTGAATTATCAAGACCTATGGGCGATGTAACACGGTGGGAAAAAATATTGAAACGCATTACTTTATTAAACAAAAATTATCCTTTAAAAGGAGAGCTTTGTAAATCTATAAAATTTCAGAGAGATTATGATGGTTCAGACAGCGACCGAGACAAACTTTATGAAGTTTGTAAAACATCATTTATTAATCAAGGATTAGTGTTTTTTGGTGGTTATGCTGCGTCACTTTATAGTCAATATATGCCCAAAAAAGAACGCGCACAAGTCAATACTATTCCTGATTTTGATATGTTGAGCGAAAATCCTATGTCAAGTGCGCTAATATTAAAAGAACAACTTAATTATGAAGGCTTTAAAAATGTTGTTATTAGAAAAAAGAAGCCTATTGGTGAATATGTAGACGACCATTATGAAATAATTGTTAATAATGATGCAATTGCGTTTATTTACAAAACGGTTGCTTGTCATAGTTATAATGTATTAACACTACAAGGGCGCAAAATCAAAGTTGCCTCTATTGACACTATTTTGAGTTTTTACTTGATTTTTATTTATGCAAATAGACCTTATTATGATGAAAACCGACTATTGTGTCTTTCTGAATATTTGTTTAAAGTTCAAATCAAAAATCGTCTGGAACAAAGAGGGTTGTTAAAGCGATTTAGTGTAACGTGCTATGGCAAACAACAAACATTAGAAGATATACGCGAAGAAAAGGTGAAAATATACGATAAAGTTAAAAGCAATGAACTTTCGCGCAAATCCAGACTTTATAATATGAACTTTTTTAGATATATTCCAAAAGAGGGGTTTAAAAAAACTATTAAATATAAATTTACTAAGACAAAAGTGGGTAAAAGCCGATTAAGTAAGAGAAAGTGATGTTCTAAGTTTTTGTATTATTAATATATAGTTGTATATTTTTTATATATTAATAATATTTGGATTGGATTGGATTGGATTGGAATGGATTGTAGTGCCAAGCTAATTTTGAGAGCTATTTTCTAGTGATTCTATTCTTGCTATTAAACTATTTATAATTGTTTCTTGTGCTTTTACTTTTGTATGTAATTCTTTTATAGCAGCAAGTCCATATACAAAAATATTATTATAATTTACACCATATGGTTCTTTTATTAAATTGTTACTTTCATCATAATGGTCACCACCTCTAACACAAAAGCTTAAGTCAGGAATTTGTAATACTTCTTGAGCTATTAAACCTGCTTCATAATTCCAAGTATTTGCACTTAAATCTCCATTATAATCAGCATCTAACATTTCTAATGTTTTTTGATAAAACTTTGGAGTTAGTTTATCAACAATGTCTAATCCATTTATAATAACAGATTCATTATGTTTTAACCGGTCATCACTATATACAACAGTAAAAAAAAAATGAAGTGTGATACCATAAATAGCGTTCCAAAAATAACTTGAACCACCTAATAAATAAGTATTACCAACTGAAGGAACACAATGTCCTGTTATTACTGTTGATGGTAAATTAGCAGTTCCAGTAAATGTAGGAGAAGCAAGATTTGCTTTCGTGTCTTCGAGTGATGTAAGTGCGTCAGAAAATTGTTCTAATGAATCTGAAAGAGCTGAATCAAACTTTTCTATAGAAACTGCTCCATCTGCGATTATAGGATTTATTACAGAACCTGCAGTTAAAGATGCTGCCGCTCCATTTGCTCCCTGTATACCTTGTGCTCCCGTTGTTCCTTGTGCTCCTGTTGCTCCTTGACTGCCTGTTGCGCCTTGACTACCCGTTGTTCCTTGACTACCTCTTGCTCCTTGACTGCCTGTTGTTCCTTGAGTACCTGTTGTTCCTTGTGCTCCTGTTGTTCCTTGTGCTCCTTGACTACCTGTTGCTCCTTGACTACCCGTTGTTCCTTGAGTACCTGTTGTTCCTTGACTACCTGTTGTTCCTTGACTACCTGTTGTTCCTTGACTACCTGTTGCTCCTTGAGTACCTGTTGTTCCTTGTGCTCCTGTTGTTCCTTGTGCTCCTGTTGTTCCTTGACTGCCTGTTGTTCCTTGAGTGCCTGTTGTTCCTTGTGCTCCTGTTGTTCCTTGACTACCTGTTGTTCCTTGTGCTCCTTGACTACCTGTTGCTCCTTGAGCTCCTATTGCTCCTTGTGCTCCTGTTGCTCCTTGACTACCTGTTGTTCCTTGACTACCTGTTGCTCCTTGAGCTCCTATTGCTCCTTGACTACCCGTTGTTCCTTGAGAACCTGTTGTTCCTTGAGAACCTGTTGTTCCTTGAGCTCCTGTTGCTCCTTGAGCTCCTGTTGCTCCTTGACTGCCTGTTGTTCCTTGAGCTCCTGTTTCACCTGTTGTTCCTTGTGCTCCTGTTTCACCTGTTGTTCCTTGTGCTCCATCTATACCCCTTCTACCATAAAGCTCTGTAGTAAAATTACTTGTTGATGCATTAGTCCCTTCACCATAATCAACTTGAATAGTCAATTCATTAAGTATATAGCTTATTATAGTAGATGTAACAAAATTGGTTGGAGTGTTGGTTTCGTATGTTTTCACATACATTCCTGGGCGATATGCTGTTTCTAAAGCTAATTTATCTACAATCAAAATTATAGTAATAACTTCATTATTAATATTTTCAATAGGTTCAATCGTTGTTATCAATTGTGGAAAACCAATTCCATTAGCTCCTGTTGTTCCTTGTGCTCCTGTTTCACCTGTTGTTCCTTGTGCTCCTGTTTCACCCGTTGTTCCTTGACTACCTGTTGTTCCTTGACTACCTGTTGCTCCTTGAGCTCCTGTTGCACCTGTTGTTCCTTGACTACCTGTTGTTCCTTGTGTTCCTGTTGCTCCTTGAGTTCCTGTTGCTCCTTGAGCTCCTGTTGCTCCTTGAGCTCCTGTTGCTCCTTGACTACCTATTGCTCCTTGAGCACCTGTTGCTCCTTGAGTACCTGTTGCTCCTTGACTACCTGTTGTTCCTTGACTACCTGTTGTTCCTTGACTGCCTGTTGCGCCTTGTACTCCTTGAGCTCCTGTTGCTCCTTGAGTACCTGTTGTTCCTTGAGCTCCTGTT